CATTGAGGCTCTTCCCATATCTTGGATTCTACCTGTTTTAAGTTGAGCAGCCGCACCGGCTCTACCGGCTTTCTGTTTGTCTACTGCTTTAAGACCTGCAAGTTCTCCAATTTCAAGACCATATTCGGTTTTAAGTAGAGCCTCGTGTCTTAAGGCCTCCTTACGATCTTCGTATCCATGAACGATACTTAGCACCAAGTCAGTTCGACCGTAAAAGGTTCCGTAACCTGCCCTCTTGACTGGATTAGGGCGGACTAGCGTATGCTGTTTAAATCTATAGTCAGGACGATATGTTACGCCGACCCATTCTATTGTTCCGTAGTGGTTAATTAATTCGTAAAGGTACCAAGTTCTGTCTGGTGAATTGATAGGTGTTGCCATTGTGTTTGTGTCTTTTGTTTATTTATAAGAGCAGTTGCTGCAAAATCTCTCATCTAACTTCTTATACATAAATAAGCACATGGGTTTTTGCAGAACCTACTTAGATAAATAATAGTATAATATCTAAAACAAACGGCAAATTATGGACAAACAAGCAAATTATTACATGGTGATTCCTGCAAAAGTATGGAATACTAAAATCAATCCTCAAGCAATTCTGCTATATGGACACATCTCAGTCTTATCCACTAAAGAAGGATTCTGTTGGTCAACCAATAGTTATTTTGAAAAAGCCTTAGGCGTTAGTGAAGCAACAGTAAGTCGATGCTTAGCCACATTAGAAACAATTGGTGTAATTCGAAGAGAATTAATTTATGCACCCGGTACTAAACATGTACAGGAGCGTAAAATATATTTAGTTGACCAACCGGTATTATCACAAGAGACTATAGCTAATATCACTGATGATACTAGGCCTGTTATCACTGGTGACTATAGGCCTGTTATCACTGGTGATCAAGATAATAGTACAAGCCTTAATACTATAAATCCTATTAATATAAAAGATAATAATAAAAGCTTACTAGGTTCCCTAAGCTCCTTAGACGCGTACGCGGAAGAAGAAGAACAAAAATTTATTTCTTTATTTGAAGAAGTAGAAGAGGCTTGCTTGGTTCATGGTCTAAAGATTGGAAATAGAGAATCTGCTCTAAATTCTTTTCATAAAATAGGAGATAAGGTTGCAGATGGCTTTATGCATAGATTAAAGAATGACCATACTTTCAAACCTACTTCGTTAGAAGACTTCCTGTATGATGAGGAGATTGATAGGATGGGACAGGCGACTCTCTAATCTTAATCCTATAGTTTCTATCATCAAATGACTTCATCATCCCTAGCATCCTCTTATGGGATCAAAACTTTTACGTTATACTTTATAAAAGACTTTAAGGAGTCAGTCGGATTCATGTGCTGTTTGTTATCTTCTAACCGTTCCCGTTACTGCCATTTCGAGGAACACGACTGGCTCCTTTTTAAAATTTTTTACAACACATGACTTTTGAAGGTTACCTAAAAATAGATCCCAATCTACCGTCTACTGCTAAAGCTTGGACAGTTAGAGGAATGTGGGAGGATAGAAGTAAATTTAAAGACCGTTCCAAACACTATATGCTTGTTGTCGTCAGAGATACTCTTGGTGAAACTGTTCTCGAGACCGATAAATGGGTCAAAATCTATAATGAAGGCGGTACTGTTCCAAATACTTTAGGAGAAGTTTGGCGTAATTACTTTGACTGGTCTAAAGCTACTGCATCAGTTCGCAAACAGAATGGTCATCTTAAATTAGAGGCTAAAGAAAAGTTTGGAGATCTAATGCGCGGCAAACAAGGTCGACCTGCTGGAAAGTACGATGGCGAATATAATATCTTTAACAGAAAGAATGATCCGGAATGGACTACAAAAGTTCTCTGTACTACTTGCGGTCATAAAGTTAGACCTAAGATCTATGAAATAAGGCATGGTGCCAATTGCAAATGCAAACCTCTTTACGTTAAGAAGAAGTATCGAACGGAGAATCAAAGTCCCCAGCATCAGGTTCCTCCCAATCTTTAGGCTTTTCTGGAATAATGATTTGAATCGGAGAATCGAATGTAATCTCTTGAGATACATTACGAGGAATTACGAAAGGACTTAATTTAATCAATAAGTCTATTGCTGCTTGCGGATTATCTTGCGCAACTCTATCCAACCAACCTTGAATTCTGTCAAGATTACCTGCAATTAAGTCAGCGTAGTGCTGTTTTATATCTTTGGTCGCCTTGTTAGGGACACCTGCTTTTCTACCGTTTGGGTTGGCAGATTGCCCTTTAACCCAGGCTGGATTTCCTTTTGACATTTGATTAAGTAGTTTTTTAGTAAGACTGAATTTTTAACAGTCGGACAATATTCCTTTGATAATTTCTTATCCATAAATTTGTTTTTGTTTTACTGAGCTGGCCAATCTCCGCAACCCCAACACTGTTCGCCACCATTACCATTTGATCCTCCACTACCTCCCCAAGCAGGTCTTTCACCAGTGCCGTATGGGTAATTACGAAGCTTTTTGTAGTTGAACCATTTAGAGTTTGTTTGTAGACCTCCATAATAAGGAGTCTTACGATCAGGTGTTACACCATCGAGAGGATTAGGACTAGTCCAAGCAGGATACAGATTCTGATTGTTCCATAAGAAAACTTGCATCATTTTGGTATATGATTCAGCTACTGATCGTACTTCATTCTGTAAGAATTTAAGGTCTTCCATTGATATTCCTGGTGCAGTTTCTGAATTTGGTGCTAAGATAGATTTGTTAAAGATCTTAAATTTCAAGAAAGGTAATGCGTGGTACATAGAATAGTTACACAGAAGAGTTCCTATATAGTTGTCCAATAAGTATCTGTTGTCAACAGTTACTGAACCAGCTAGAATTTGATCTTGTAGTTGTTGGTAAAATGTTGCGCCTAAATAGTTTTGTAAGTACAGATCTTGACTTTGCAAAACGTAGGGTTGTAGATCATCAGGCGATACTGATTGATGGATCGAAGTATAAGACTTCAATTTCTCTTCAGATACCATTAAGACATTATATGCAGCCATGCGAGTATAGTTTAATTTTTATGTTAGTGATGAAGTTGGAGTTTGTACCCCGTCCTCTTCGTTTACTGTTTTTCCTAATTGCTTTCCAGATTCCAATACGTTATGCGGTTGGATATAGAGACTTGATTCATACCCATAGTAACCATAAAGTTTATCAAATACTTTAAGCATTGCTTTTTGAATTGGGCGAATACAAGTTGAGATAAAGTGATTGTAACTTACTGCTAATTCATCTGCATTACTTGAGAATCCTCCACCAGAACCTTCGTGGTAAAGTCCTAGTAATAAAGGACTCGTTATACGGTGACCAGTGAGGATACGAGTGGTTATACGTGACTCTAATGTCGAGTAATATGTATCATTAGCCGAAGGAATTGGAATGATATCAGGGGCATGTTCTCTATCTTGAGAAAAAGAGATAAATGCTTTACCTGCGTTCTCTGTTCCTCTGTATGCCATCATCAACTCATCATAAATTTCTTCACGTTCTTCTGGTTCAGGAATACCATTGTTTAGTCCAATGAAAAGACTTGGATTCATAGAATTAGCTAGATTCGAAATGTGGAATTTACTTACTTCAATATCGATTTGAATATCATTGATAGATCCAGCATAACTAGGCAAAGGATAGAATAGATTTCCAGGAGAATAGTCAAAGAAATAAAGAATTTGACTAGGTTCGTCAAGGGCTTTAGTAGGATCATACGCTGGATACTCGATAGGTTTTATTCTACGGAAGTTTGTCCAATCATGACAATAGAAGTATTTAGAAGGAGTGTCCTCATTCTCCGGTATATGTCCTGAACGAAGTTTAGTAAAATCAGCATGATAGAATTCTGCAATACCAGTACCTTCGTTATTCCAGATAATATTTAGTGCGAAACCACCAAAGCAGATGTAATCTTGTGTACATTTCTCAAATACTTCGTCCCATGATTCAGTAGGGTTTGCTCTACGTAGGACATATTGTTGTTCTGGATCCATGGTCTTTAGACCTTCTCCAATTGTTGCGTCAATTTTAGATTGAATTGCTGTACGATTAATAGCAGACTTATAGAAAAGGCTAGCTACAAATTGAGGATACAAGTTATCATCTCCGTATTGCACCCATTTACGGTCCATTCTTTCAATAAAGGTTGGCATATTGGGTTGTATCGGATTGACTGAGTAAAATGAATGTTTAGTCATTTGTTCGTTTATTTTATTTAGATATAAGTTTCTTCATAGTTGTTTAAACTACCGTTGCTAATGCTTTTAAGTTTGGAGAATATGGTACGCCAGATACTGTAGCGAATACTGGAAGATTTTGAATTGTCCAAGTTATTCCGTCCAGTGAAGTCATTATCTGTTTAGTACTATTACCGCTCATACCGCCTTGTGATGTGAATATTGATGCAATCCATTTTCCTAAGCCTGGAGACCACATAATGTCTAATGCACCGCTTGGGCTATACGGACTAGCTGGACTTGACTGTTGAGTAAATGTAATTCCATCAGCAGATGTCCAAATATTAGGAATCAAGGTAGTATCATTTTGTCCAACAATACATAGTTGATTCAATGTATCTGACCATGCAACTGCAGCAAGTGTTGTGCCAGTTAAAGTTATTGCTCTAGTCCAGTTAATACCGTCAGGTGAAGTCCACACATTTCTAGCATTTGAACTACCAAAAGATATTGCAACGAATTTACCGATTCCTCTCGCCCAGCAAACATCAACTAACTGACTCGTAAGAGATAAAGTCCGTGTTGTCCAACTTATTCCGTCAGGCGAAGTCATTACAGCATTTGTGGTTGGGGCACCTACTGTTAAACTACCCGTAGCAACTGCAACAAATAGATTTAATTGCGGAGACCAGCATACTGCGTTCCATCTAGCAGTGGATGAAGCATTGCGACTTGTCCAGGTAATACCATCAGAAGATGTCATTACTCTATAATTTGAACCACCGGTGCTAGATCCATAATAACCAACTGCGCAAAAGATTCCCAATCGCGGAGCCCAACAAACATCAGTCCATTCAATTGCATATCCACCTGAATTTGCTTGAGACCGAGGTGTCCAGGCAACACCTGATGCAGGGGTGGTTGCCACTAATTTAGTTGGGGCACCTGCATTGGTCGCATTAGCAACTGCAACAAATAGATCTAATTCTGGAGAATAACAGAGTCCATTCCAATTATTTTGATCCATAGCAGCTCCTTGATACCAAGCAGTTCCATCGTAATTGGTTTGAGCATTAAAATATGTCCCAGCGATTCCGCCAGTCAAATCAGTAACTCCTATCGCTAAATAATTTATAGCTGTTGCATTCCACTCCATTGCTGCACTTGTTAATATCATATAAAATTATGCTTTTAAGTCTCCAAATATGTACCATGTATTAGTTGCTACCTTAACAATAGTTGCTCCAGAATATTGATAGTTTAAATTTAGAAATGAATTTGAGGCTTTAATAGTTACTCCGCCTGCTGCTGAAATTGCTACTGCTCCTGATCCGCCTCTTGCAATTAATATTTGAGTACCTGTTGAAAATGCAACCGTTGAATTTAAAGGTATAGTCAATGTCAAACTACTAGCAGAACTCATTTCAACTAGATTACCTGCATCACCTAATGCGAGAGTGTAATTTGATGTTTGAGTATTTGTTGTAACATAAGCAGTTGATGCTCCACTTGATCCACTAGTTCCTGACGAACCGCTAGAACCTGAAGTTCCACTAGATCCGCTTGAGCCTGATGTTCCGCTTACTCCTGAAGAACCCGATGTTCCGGAAGAACCGCTTGTTCCAGCGTTACCACTAGAACCACTAGTTCCACTAGAACCGCTTGAGCCTGATGTACCCGAGTTACCACTAGAACCTGAAGTTCCAGAGTTACCACTAGAACCTGAAGTTCCACTAGAACCACTTGAGCCAGAAGTTCCAGAGTTACCTGACGAACCGGATGTTCCAGAGTTACCACTAGAACCTGATGTTCCTGAGTTACCTGAACTACCTGATGTGCCAGAGGATCCACTAGAACCGCTTGTTCCACTTGATCCTGATGTTCCAGAAGAACCGCTTGAGCCTGATGTACCTGAGTTACCACTAGAACCTGAAGTTCCTGAGTTACCTGAAGAACCAGACGTTCCACTAGAACCGCTTGAACCTGAAGTTCCAGTTGCTCCTGAACTTCCAGATGTTCCACTAGTTCCTGGTGATCCAACTGCTCCTGAGCTACCGCTTGTTCCTGAAGAACCTGAAGTACCTGGAGATCCAACTGATCCACTGGAACCACTAGTTCCTGAGCTTCCACTAGTTCCTGCATTACCGCTAGAACCTGATGTTCCGCTTGTTCCTGATCCTGCAACAGCAAACGCCCATGAACTATAAGAACCTGAGCCAGAGAAAGTGTCTACGTTGATTGTATAAGTGCTGGTTGGTGTAACTGTTAATTGTCCTTCTACCCATTCTGCATTTGTGGTTGAGATTGCTCTAACTCGCTGTCCTGTTGAGTATGCAAAACTTGCAGTTGTGTAAGGGCTTACTAGAGTCCATGAGATATTTCCAGTTGCTCC